TGAAAATGCGTTAGATAAGATTGATCAATTAGCAGGTTTTTATTACGAAGCAAATGATGTTGCTGTTAGTTTAGGTTACGAAAGAAAGAGAGAAGTCGGTTTATCAGCACAATCTACACAAAAAGTACTACCAGAAGTTGTTGTGCCAGCTCCGATTGATCCAGAAAAGTATCTCACTATTCATTATGACAGAGTTATTCCTTTACTAGTTGAAGGTATTAAAGAACTACGTAAAGAAATTAATGCTTTAAAAGGTAACAAATAATGCCAAGTACAGTATTAGGCCAACAGGCAGTAACAATGCCAGCAGATACAACCGGTAACAGGCCAACTCCTAGTGCCGGAATGATCAGGTATAACACTACCACCGGATTGCACGAATGTTACGACTCGTTAGCTACTTGGCGTCCACTATATACTATTTTATATACTCATCACTTTGAAGATGCTACACGAAATATAGCTACCAGCACAGGCAGTGCTGACACTGTGGCACTTAGTTGGAGTTTTACAAAGCAATACGCAAATTCATACTTAGTTGTTCGAGGAATGTTACCAATATCAGGACAATATTCATATCAAGCAGGCGAGTATATGGAAATTGCCGGTGTTAGAAAATACACAGGGGCACATTATGTTTGTCCTCCCGATAGCCAGGGAGACGATGGAGTGTACGGCTATATCGCACTTAACGGAATTTGGACAACTGTTAACACTACCGGTTCAAAAACTGTTAACATTGGCTGGGCACCACTGAGTGGGGGCACCGGCGAAAAGCCAGCTCACTATTGGAACCCAGACGGCCGAGGGGGTCGTGCCCGTGCAAGAACAACAGTTTTAGATGTTTTTGAAGTAGATCCGTCGACGATCAGTGTTATAACATAATCGAGAATTAACAATGCCACAAGTCAAATTAGATGCACAAACCATAAGATTACCTGCTGATTCAACTGCGAATAGACCAGGATCGCCGTCGTCGGGTATGATGCGATATAATACTTCCTTAGGATATGTTGAATCTTATGATTCATCGGGGGTATGGAAATCTTTAGACAGCGTACTATATGTGCATCATTTCGAAGATGCTACAAGAAACATCTCGTTGTCAAACACTAACGCGGCTGTTATCATCAGTTTTGACATTACTAAAAAATATGCCGGATCTTATCTAGTAATGAAAGGAATTACTCCACTTGACGGTACATACTCGTATCAAACAGGCGAATACGCAGAAATTGGCGGAACAAGAAAATATGAAGCCGCACACTTCCATCCTCCCTGGAACGGCATTGGCAACGGTGACTATATTTACGGATCTATATTTTGGGACGGTATATGGACAGACCAACTAACTACTGGAACAAAAACTATTAACTTAGGATACAGTGTAAGAGATGGCGGTTCAGGCAACCGTTGGGCTGATTACGCTAATCCAGAAAACCGCGGCGGCCGGGCTCGTTCAAGAACTACTGTAATCGAAATATATGAAGTCGATCCTTCTTCAATAACTAATATAACTTAGGAACAATCATGCCAATAAAGTTAGGTGATAATTACATTTTGTTTCCGGTTGATACTACCGGAAACCGCCCTAGTTCTAGTGCAGGATTAATACGATATAACAGTTCTATAGGAACATTTGAAGGATATGACACGATTTCAACCTGGAGAGCGATGGGTGGGATATTACATACTCATCATTTTGAAGATGCTACTAGAAACATATCACTTAGCAATGGATCAACCGGAACTTGCTTAACGTTTACTTTTACTAAAAAATTTGCAAATTCGTATCTAGTTGCTAAAGGAAGAGCACCACATGCTGGACAATATTCGTATCAAACAGGTGAATATTTAGAAATCGACGGTGTTAGAAAATACGAAGCCGCAAACTACATAAGCCCATGGGACACAGATCTAGATAGTCGATATGGTCAATGTACACTTAACGGTATGTGGACAACTATAACTACTACAGGATCTAAAACAGTAACTTATGGCTGGAGCCTAGCTAACGGTTCTACAGGCGAACGACCAGGTAGTTACGTAAATCCCGACCAGCTAGGTGCAAGAACAAGAGCAAGAACAACTATTATCGACATATTTGAAATCGATCCCTCAGTTGTTACAAGCATAACTTAAGGAAACTAAAAATGATTATACCAGAAATTCTATGGCGAGACCAAGAATATAAAGATTGCAAATGGAGACACCACGGCCAAGCCGATTCTTACGAAAACCTCGAATGGGATTCCTCAAACACTGTTTCAAAGCCAACAAAAGCTCAGTTACAATCTAAATGGGCTTCGATCAGTACTGAAATAGCATTTGAAAAATTGAGAGTTAAACGAGATAAACTTCTTGCTGAAACCGATTGGTGGGCTGTTTCCGATAGAACAATGTCATCTGAAGAAAAATCTTATAGATCTGCATTAAGAGACATAACACAAACAGCACAACCAACTATTGATCAATGGGGTAATTTAAACGAGTCGAGCGTCACCTGGCCAGCAAAGCCTTAAGTTTGGCATAATAACTCTTGCTCTCCTAGAAGAATCGCTATATACTAGCAGTTCAACTAGGAGATTCTTATGATTATTGGCATCTGTGGATTTATTGGCTCGGGCAAAGATACTATTGCAGACTATTTGGTTAACTTCCACGGTTTTCGACGAGAATCATTTGCCAACAGCCTAAAAGATGCAGTAGCTCACGTATTTGGCTGGGATCGCACACTTCTAGAAGGACGCACAAAACAAGCCCGTGAATGGCGTGAGCAAGTAGATCCGTGGTGGGCAGAACGCCTAAATATGCCTAATCTAACTCCTCGTTGGGTACTACAATATTGGGGGACTGAAGTATGCCGTCGTAGCTTCCACGATGATATTTGGATTGCTTCAGTGGAAAATAAACTGCGTACTAGTACCGACGATATTGTTATTTCAGACTGCCGTTTCCCTAACGAAATTAAATCAATCAAAGATGCAGGCGGTATTATTATCTGGGTAAAACGTGGGGAATTGCCCGAGTGGTATGACTGGGCACTAAGCGTTAACAAAGGTCAAGTACAGAATTTTACCTGGGCTACTAGCAAAACTAAACTAGAGCAAGCAGGTATTCACGCCAGCGAAACTGCTTGGGTAGGTACTAAATTTGACGCAGTCTTAGACAACGACGGTAGTATCGACGACCTGTTTACCAAGGTTAAAGATCTGGTGTCAAATCACCTTGACGCCAGCGAACGCCCTCTTTATGAAGAACCCGTTGACAGTTTGCACACACAGTCTTGAGGTTGCTAGTACGGCAGTTGTTTAAATTGCCGTCTACATGGAACACATTAAACTGTTCTGTATTCTTGCTTTTAAAACCACATTTATCGCACTGACTCTTTTTAGCATACCCGTGCTGAGCCCACCTTGGCTGTTTGGGGGTTGACCCCCTAGCACAGGTATCACACTTAGTTCTATAAAACACGCGATCTTCCTTGTAGTAGTTTACAGCACAAGGTCTTTCGCCACAGCTTTTACATAAAGGACGCATACAATATTTATTAACCGCCCTTTTTTGTGCCCTTTTCTCTGTGTTAATCTAGTGTAAAAAGCCAAACTACACTAAATACAAATAGAATTAGTATTCACGGAGATTCTAATATGGCTACATTAAATTCACCAGGCGTAAGTGTTTCAGTTATAGATGAAAGTTTCTATACTTCCGCCGCTCCTGGTACAACTCCATTGATCATTGTTGCATCAGAAGAGAATAAACAAAACGGCGCAGGAACAGGAACTGCACCTGGTACTTTAGCTGCCAACGCAGGTAAGGTATATCTACTTACCAGTCAGAAAGACCTAGCAGATACATTTGGTACACCAGTTTTTAAAACTGATGCTAATAACAATCCTATCCATGCTGGGGAACAGAACGAATTCGGCCTACAGGCTGCATACAGTTATTTAGGTGTAAGCAATCGTGCATACGTTGTACGTGCTAACGTTGACCTAGCAGAACTTAATGCTAGAGCAGAAGTTCCATCAGGTCCACCTGATAACGGTACACTATGGTTTGACACAGCAAACAGTAATTTTGGTGTTTTCCAGTGGAGCGGTAATGGGGTTAATATTCCAGCAGGTCAAACATTTAGTAACAAAATACCGTTAGTTGTAACTGACGCAGGAGATATTAGCGGCGGGGTTCCAGCAGGCCGTATCGGCGCTGTCGGTGATTATGCACTAGTACTTGAAGACAAAGAGTATGTGTTATGCTACAAAAATAACCTAGGAAGTTGGGTTAAAGTAGGCACCGACGATTGGAAGGAAAGCCTACCAGTTGCAGAAACAGTATCTAACCCGACACTCAGTGGAGACCTCACTATTACAGTAGACGGCAATGATTACGACGTCACAGTAACTGGATTAACTGATTTATCTGCACTTGCTAGTGCAATCAACTTGCATACAGCCGATAGTGGAGTTTCAGCCGCACCAAGAGGAACTGTTTTAGAATTATTTGCTATTAACGATTTTGAAATTTCTGGAACTGCTGTGGATAATTTAGGTTTTGTTCCAGACGACGAAGCAGTAGGTGGATACGCTAGTTTAGGAACATTCCAAGCACCAGTTCTACAGATTAGCCCACACTATACTGTTCCTGCTTGGAAAAGAACTTCAGGAAGCGACTACAACGACGGAAAACCAACCGGATCGATATGGGTTAAGACAACCGAGCCTAATTTAGGAGCACGTTGGAGAGTTAAGATTTATAATTCAACAACAGCGGCTTGGACTGAAGTATCTGCGCCAATACATCCAAACAGTGCTACTGCCCTACGATCACTTGATCCCACCGGCGGCGGAATTAACTTACCTGTAAATACGCTTTATGTTAAATCAAACTTGTCAGAAGACACTGGCCAACCTTTAGCAAACTTCCAAATCTTTGCTAGAAAGAACTCAGGTGTTACAACAATTACATCAGTAGGTACCTTATCTGGATCTGTTACTGGTAGCTTTACTGTATCCTATACACAAAAGAATTCAAATACCCCAACTACACCTGTAACAGTATCATTTATTGGTGGCATCGACGACCTTATTTCAGCGATGTCTACACAGTTAGGTGCTAATGCTCGAGTAACAGCCGCAAAAGTTGATGGAAAACTAGTAATTAAACATCTAGACGGCGGAGATATTTTCTTTGACGACAATTCAGGCAATGCCTTAGAAACATTATTCGGAAACGGGGTTTCAGCATCGTCTGCAACTAATTGGTATGAAGTAGATTCTACTATTAATACTTTTGTAGCATCTAACTGGAGTCCGAACGCAGATATTACTACTAGCGCAGTAGCACCGACTACTGAAGCAGTCGATGGTCAACTATGGTATAGCAGTATCATTGACGAAGTTGATATTATGGTACACGATGGTAATACCTGGAAGGGATTAAACAACGAATACGCAGAAGCTAGCGTAATTGTAAGTGCAACTAAACCAGGTGAAAAAACTACCGATGGAAGAAAGTTAGGTGATATTTGGGTTGACACTAGTGACCTAGAAAACTTCCCTAAAATCTATCGTTATAACTTAGATTTACAAAAATGGGTGCAGGTTAATACTGCTGATCAAACAACAGAAGATGGAATTTTATTTGCAGATGCTCGCTGGTCAACTTCCGGAGATGAATCAGAACCGGCAACCATTGCCGCTCTAGCAACTTCAGATTTCTTAGACTTTGATGCACCAGATCCAGCAATTTATCCAAGAGGCATGTTGTTATGGAACTTACGTCGTTCAGGATTTAACGTCAAGAAATTTGTACGTGATTATGTAGATTTAGCCAGTGACAATCCACGTGCTGACGACGAAAGTATGGCAGACTACTATCCACATCGTTGGGTAACAGAGTCAGCTAATCAAGAAAATGGATCCGGTACTTTCGGTCGCAAAGCACAGCGTAAAGTTGTTGTACAAGCATTACAAGCCTTGGTAAACAGCAACCAACAAATGCGCGATGAAGAAAGTCGTGTGTTCAATTTAATAGCTTGCCCAGGATATCCTGAATTAATGGCAGAAATGAAAGCACTAAACTACGATCGTGGTTTAACAGCGTTTGTTGTAGGCGATACACCTGCACGTTTAGCCGCTGATGCAACTACATTAAGTAACTGGGGGACTAACCAATCAGCCGCAACCGAAGACGGTGATGAAGGACTTGTAACCAGTGATGAATATGTTGGTGTATTTTATCCATGGGGTTACACCAGCGACAATTTAGGAAACAATATTGCTGTACCACCAAGCCATATGATCTTACGCACAATCGCATTAAGCGACCAAGTAAGCTATCCATGGTTTGCACCAGCAGGAACAAGAAGAGGTGGTATCACTAATGCAACCGCAGTTGGCTATGTTGACTCTGAAGGAGAATTCCAATCAGTAGCTCTAAACAATGGTCAGCGTGACACATTAGCAAGTATCAAGGTCAATCCAATTACATTTATAACTGGAACAGGCCTTGTAAACTACGGTCAATATACTCGTGCTAAATCAGCAAGTAGTTTAGATAGAATTAACGTTGCACGTTTAGTCGTGTATCTACGCAGACAGTTTGCACAGTTGGCCAAGCCATATGTGTTTGAACCTAATGACAAGATCACACGTGATGAACTCAAAGGTGCGGCAGAAAGTCTATTACTCGAGTTAGTAGGTCAACGTGCTCTATACGATTACATTGTAGTCTGCGACACTAGCAACAATACACCTGCAAGAATTGATCGTAATGAACTTTACTTAGACGTTGCGATTGAGCCAGTTAAAGCAGTTGAATTTATTTACATTCCACTACGCTTGAAGAATACTGGTGAGATTCAAGGCCTAACACAATAAGATAACGGAGCATAGAATATGGCAATCGCAAGTTTATCAAAATTTACAGTACCTTTAGCAAGTGATCAATCAGCTACCGCTCAAGGTATGTTGATGCCCAAGTTAAAATATCGCTATAGAGTGATGTTTGAAAACTTTGGTATTTCAACACCAACAACAGAACTAACTAAACAGGTTCAGGATGCGGCTCGTCCTAACGTTCAGTTTGAAAACCAGAAAATCATGGTTTATAACTCAACAATTAACTACGCAGGCCGCCCAACATGGCAACCTTTATCTATCAAACTACGTGATGATGTTACTGGTGCAGTTAGTAAGTTAGTGGGCGAACAGATGCAGAAACAGTTCGACTTTTTCGAACAGAGTTCAGCAGCCGCAGGCGGCGACTATAAATTCTTAATGAGAGTTGAAATGTTAGACGGCGGTAACGGAGCTCAAGCACCAAACATTCTTGAAACATGGGAATGCTATGGTTGCTATATTATTTCTGCTAACTATAATGCATTAAGCTACACAGATCAGAGCATGTTGACCATTGATTTATCAATACAACCTGATAACTGTATCCAAACTTCAGGTGGTGCGGCAGCTCCATCAACAAGAAGAATCGGTACAGCGGCAACAGCTTCTGGTGCAAGATAATAAAATTGGCCTACTTGTTAGGCCTTTTTTATAGGTATTCATTAACTACGTAGTTAATAGCCACGGATAAATATTTGTATGGCATTTACACCTAATCAATTTTTATATACTGACAGTAACGTTACTCTTCGTGATCCACAACACGCGGCGAGAATGTTCACCGACGATCAGTTTAGACTAGCACCAAAACATAAATTTTTATTCCATGTCGCTTTTAGAATTAATCAATCAGCACTGAGAGAAATTAATCTAGTACAAAGGCATAGAAATGAAATTAATATGTTAGTAAAAAGTTGCGATCTGCCTAGTTTTTCTATTACCGCAGAAACTCTTAATCAATATAATAGAAAAAAGATTGTACAAACAACACACAAGTTTCAACCTATAAATGTAACGTTCCACGACGACAACATGGGTGTGATTAATGAGTTATGGCAAAATTATTATAGCTATTACTATGCTGATAGTATTAGCGCATCCGATCCTTCTGCGTATAAAAGAAATGCCACAAAGAATTACAGTTATATCACAACACCATACGGCCTAGACAACGGTAGCACAAATCCTTTCTTTGAATCTATAACGATTTATCAAATGGCTAGAAAAGAATTTGTTAGCTATACTCTTAAAAATCCTATCATCACTAGTTGGAATCATAATAAAGTTGACTACGGCCAAGGACAA